GTGAAGGCGTTTACCCATACCAGGTGGCATTAGAGCAGTTGTCTCATCCATCGTTATCTTTAGGTAGCATTATGGTTAAGGCTGTTCGTTGTTATCGCATGCAATTTTTGAAGATTCGTAAGAAACTGCCTAAGTTGTTTAAGGAATGCAAACCTTTAACACAAGTTCAGACAGTTTGTGGAATCATCGGAAGGCGTTTTATTGATGCAATGAATTTCGACACTTCACCTGGGTGGCCTCTATGTGGAAAGAAGACCAAACTTTTGATTGATCTTGATCCTGACAAGTATCCAGATAGTGGGAAGCCCAGAACATTCGTCCCAAAAATTTGGGAAGAAGTCGAACGTATTAAGAAAGTGTTATTATCCGGGGAACGTTGTTATTGTGTTTGGAAGGCTTGTTTGAAAGATGAGCCGACAAAATTAACCAAAGACAAGGTACGCGTCTTTCAAAGTGCACCTCTTGCGTTACAGCTTCTTATTCGTATGTATTTCCTCCCTATTGTTCGTATTATTCAATTGAACCCATTATTATGTGAGTGTTTAGTGGGTGCAAATGCTGAAGGCCCTGAGTGGGGACAACTTAATGAGTTTATGAATTCTAAAGGTAAAAATGTTCTTGCTGGGGACTATAGTAAATACGATCAAAGAATGCCTGCACAACTTGTCATAGCTGCTTTTTCGATTTTGATTTGGGTTGCTGAACATTTATGCGAGTATCCTGAAGAGGACATCAGGTTAATGAAGGCGTTAGTAGCAGAAATTGCTTATCCTTTGATGGCTTACAATGGCGATATGTTGATGTTATTTGGGTCGAATCCTTCGGGACAAAATTTGACAGTTATCATCAATTCCATTGTTAATAGCTTATTATTAAGGAGCTGCTATTACACGAAGTATCCAAAAGAACCAGTTGGATCCTTCACTGATTATTGCGCGTTTGGAACATATGGTGATGATGTTAAGGGAACAGTGTCCGAAGAGAGAACCCTTTTCAACCATATTACATTTGCTGAGTTTTTGTCAACGTTCGATATGAAATTTACTATGCCTGATAAGGAATCTATTGCCACTGAGTATATGGATGCCAATGAAGCAGATTTTCTAAAGCGTAGTAATTTCTACCATCCCGATTTAAAGACAAATGTAGGTGTGCTTGCTGAAGATTCCATTTTCAAGCGATTGCATGCCCATTTGCGATCCGGGGAATTATCGTTGGAGCAGCAAGCAGCGCAAAATATTGACACATCTCTCCATGACTGGTTTTATTATGGAAGAGAGACATTTGAACATCGTCTTTTAGAAATGAAAGATGTTGCGTCCAAAGCTGGAATTACCCAATTGTGTCAAGGGTTAGACAGGAGCTATGAAGGTCGTGTTCAGGATTGGTTACGGAAGTACCGACCTGAAGACGCTGATCCTGTCAATGAAGTTAGGACTACCTTTCGTGAGAATTAAATGGTTAAATTCTCCACCCCGAAGTCCATCGGGGTTCTTGTGTATAGTAAAAACGGACTGTGTATATATGGTTTACCAATTTTATATGTGTTTTGTGTCATGTGCACTTATAAAATTAGGCTTTGTACATATTGGCATGGTGCTCGGCCATACTTCTATTTAGGAGAGTAGTTAGCCACTACACTATCATCACACCTCCCTACAGTTTAAGTCAACTGTAGGATTTGTAAATACTGACTTACTAACAAACTTTTATTACTTATTTATAGATTATTTTGTAAAAAGATGTTTAGGCCCCAAATGGGAATCGTGGCTGAGGCTTCGATTCAGAAGAAGGGGACTTTTACTGCTCAAGAAAATGTCGATTTTTCGGATCAAATGCAACCTTACATATACGATGCAGGGGGCGAAATGGATCCTACTAGATCGTTGCAAGATACTGATGATGCAACACTTGACAATTTCTTCAGTCGACCTTTGAAAATTCATGAGGAAGAGTGGGGCACGGGGACATCTTTGTATATTAATATAGACCCCTGGAGTTTATATTTTGAAAATCCCCGTGTCATTAATCGACTGACCAACTACAAATTATTGAAAGCCAAATTACATTTAAAACTTGTCATTAATGGGAATGGATTCCAATATGGGAGAGCTATTGCTTCTTATATGCCTTACGCTGCTTATGATAATTTGTCTACAAGTCGAGCTCTTGTTGCCTTAGATTTAGTGCAAGAATCACAAAGGCCCCACATATATCTTGATCCTACTACTTCAAGTGGAGGTGAGATGATTTTGCCAATGTTTTGGTATGGAAATTATTTGGATATTCCAACCATGGACTGGAACGAATTGGGGGAAATGACCGTTCGTTCTATCAATGATCTTAAACATGCAAATGGAGCGAATGACCAAGTTACCATCAGTGTATTCGCTTGGGCTGAGGATGTGTCATTTAGCGTGCTTACAGCACGCGAACCAGGCGCTTTGATTCCTCAGATGGGAGAGATTGATGAGGCTAATCGTAGTGGTGTGATTTCCAAGCCTGCAAGTGTGATTGCAAAGTGTGCTGGAGCGTTAAAAGTAGTGCCAGCGATCGCACCCTTTGCTTTAGCTACTGAGATGGCAGCATCAACAGTAGGCAATATAGCGAAGATGTTCGGTTATTCACGCCCACTTATAACTAAGGCACCTGATCCATTTGTCCCTCGTCCTTTTGGGCAATTGGCTGTTGCAAATGTTCCAGATAATTGTTATAAATTAACACTTGACGAGAAGCAAGAATTATCCATTGACCCACGCATTGCGGG